GACCATATGTCTACGTTTACATTTAGTGTATACGGACTTGGCATAATACGTTCAACTGTATAATTTTTTCCTTGTGTATTTAGATATTCCTTATTTTCAGCATCATACGCACGTTCTCGAATATTAACTTTATTAGTATATGTAGAATCAGCAGTCCTTGTTCTATCTTGTTCAAGACCAGTAATATATACTCCGATACGAGGCGCACTTGGAACTTTATTCTCTGAATTGTCTCTAAGAATATGTCCTACTTGACGTGTAATATCTCCATACAAGACAGGCACAGTTATAATTTTACCATCACCGTCCTTATATGAAAAGTTACTAAACAATCTTACTAATTGTGTAACATACCTTCTTATTTGGCCATCATAAAAATGTTGCATTAGTTATCTGCCTTTGGTCTAAGTGCTTTTGAGATACTTTGTCTTTCAGTAGTTGTTTCACCACCGATAGTATCAGTATTGGTATTATTAATAAAGCTACCTTTTTGTGTTTGCTTAGTATCAGTATTACTCAGTGTCATACGTACTTTTTCTTCCATCTTAACCCACATTGATCCATTGTATCTAAATAATCTATTTGGAAACATATCAACTCTTAAGAAGTAATCACCTTCAACACTTGATGTAGGAAAACTAATTCCACTACCAAATGCTTCACCGTTAGGTGCAATCCCGTCACCGATTAAGTATCCCTGATATCCATTTCTATCAGGGGTTTGGTATACCCTACTTGCGTCTAAGTTTCCACTAGCAATACTAGCATCAATATCGTCTTGATCAGCTCTTACTACTTCTGGAATATTATTTTCATCAACTTGTAATGTATAGAAATTTGTAGTGTCGTATCCTGACATGTCTGCATCTGCTTCAGCTTGTGAAATAATTGCATTATTAATTTGCATTTCTTTTTCGTAAGTTGATAGTACGTCACGTAATGTTTGTGAACTTCCTTCTTCTGTTGGCAAATCAAGGATTTCTTTAAACTCTTGACTATCCATGATTTGTTTCATCTTAATACGATATAGATGTGGATACCATGTTGGCGAAAATCCTTCACTTGCACGGTTAACATCTTCAACAACATAGAACCTTTTAAGTGCTACACTGTAGTCATTAAGTGCAAATTCATCTTTTAAGTGAGGTAATTCGATTACATCACCTGACATAATTTTTCGTCCCAGTGTTTTGACACTATAATTTATAGGTATTGTCATAAACACAATATCGTTTTGTAAGAATAAACCAAACTGACTCATGTCGAAATCTACATCACTTACGTTATAGATTCCTCTCATAGTATAAATGTTTGGATCATACTTTCTATCTCTGTTTTCCATAAACAACATATCTTGTATGTTAGTTTCTTTAACAGCATCATAACGAGGTTGATCAGCAGTAGCATCATCCTCCTCTGGATTCTTAGGACCTAAGTACTTATGAACAAAGACATCGGTACCTCCGACGGTAAACATTTCTGTTATAGTCTTGTCTAAGAATTCGTAATCTTTCCCTCTTTCGGGTTTATATAAACTGAGTCTCGGCATAGTAATGTTATTTATCGTTGCATAAATAGTATAGCGGAGATGAAAGCAAATGGCTAATAATATTAACACAAAACGACAAGAAGTTTACAAATATGTAGAACTTAATCTAGGTGGCGGCATGATTGATGTTGAACTAGATCCAGATCACTACGAGACAGCTTTAAATACAGCACTCGCAAAATTTAGACAGCGATCTGATAACAGTGTCGAAGAATCATATTTTTTCTTGCCAACAGTTATTGATCAAAACGATTACATTTTGCCAGACGAAGTTATGGAAGTCCGTCAAATTTTCCGTAGAAGTATCGGTTCACGCACAGGCGGCGGCGACGGCGGCACATTGTTCGAACCGTTCAACATGGCATACACAAATACATACTTGTTAAGTTCTTCTAATATGGGCGGACTTGCTACGTATGCAATGTTTGCAGGCTATCAAGAATTAGTAGGTAGAATGTTTGGATCGTTCATTGAATTCAAATGGAATAGATCGAATAAAAAACTTACAATTCTACAAAGATCAAGAGCAGAAGAAGAGCTGTTACTTTATGTTTATAATTATAGACCTGATTTTGAATTGCTAGACGATTACTTAGCAAGTCAATGGATTAAAGATTATACCCTTGCAAAGTGCAAATATATGCTAGGCGAAGCACGTAGTAAGTTTGCTACTATTGCTGGCCCACAAGGCGGAAGCTCACTTAACGGCGATGCACTAAAAGCAGAAGCCGCTGCCGAACTAGAGAAACTAGAAAATGATGTAGCAATGGCAGTTCCAGGCGGCACTGGCTACGGGTTCACTATAGGTTAATGGCAGAATTTAGCCACAAAGAGGCTCATAGGCTTTTTTGGATGGTTAAAGGTCACCTTAATACTTCCGAAAAAACAATATTAGAAAGTGCCCCGGGGTATTTCAAACGCATGTGGAACAATAACGAAGCATATCTACATGAAGAAGGATTTGAAGAATCTTACCAAAAACTACTTGACAGTCAGTAAAAATTAGTATATACTATAAAGAAACTTAAAGGATTTTTTATATGATTATCGGTATTTGCGGTCTAATTGGTAGCGGCAAAGGCACAGTTGCTGACATTCTAGTTGAACAACATGATTTCCAAAAAATTAGTTTTGCAGACAAACTTAAAGATGCAGTCAGTGTAATGTTTGGATGGGATCGTGCAATGCTTGAAGGAGATACTCCTGAGAGTAGATACTGGCGCGAACAAGTAGACGAGTTTTGGACTAAAGAAACTGGTCGTGAAATTACTCCTAGATTAGTTCTACAAGAATTTGGTACTGACTGTATGCGTAGTGGATTCTATGATGGTGTCTGGGTTAGTTTTGTTAAAAAAACAATACTAGATAATCCTAAAAAGAACTATGTTATCCCTGATGTACGATTCGATAATGAAGCATCTGTAATTAAATCTCTCAACGGAAATGTTTGGTGTGTAAAGCGTGGTCCTGATCCTATATGGTTTAGACAATATGTTGATTTAAACATCGAACCTACTGATGTTCATAGATCTGAATGGGCCTGGGCAAAGGTTCCGTTTGACCATAACATCTATAATGAAGGAACTCTTGACGATCTTAAACGTCAGGTACAAGGTCGCCTTGCTTCCACTTTACGCCTTGCTTCTGTAGTACCCGTTGGCAATTAGCACATATTGTTTTTAAGTTGCTGTGTAGTGTATTAGACAAGTCACCGTCTATATGATACACATTAAATTGTTCCTGGTGCAATGATTTAAATCCACACTTTTCGCACTGATCCTTTTGTCGGTAACCGTTCTGGTACCATTTAGGAATACCCCATTTTTTCTTTCCGTGATGCAAACATGCATCACATGATTTTCTATAATAGATTTTACCGTCTTTTTTATAGTTTATAGCGGCCGGTCTATAGCCACATTTGCACAAAGGTCTCATAACACTATTTACCATACCTTTTCACCACCTTTTATTCGGTGTTTCTATACACTTTTTTGATCAAATCATATAAATACTTTTAACAGTTGTTTTATTTTAACAGGAGAACTACAAAATGGCATTAATATCACCAGGTGTACAAGTCAGTGTAATCGACGAAAGTTTTTACACACCCGCAGAACCAGGTACTACTCCAATGTTGTTCGTTGCGTCTAAGCAAGACAAAGCGAACGCGGCAGGAACAGGTACAGCAAGAGGTACAACAAAGGCAAACGCAGGCGTTCCTTTCTTAATTACCTCACAAAGAGATTTAGCAGATACGTTCGGAGATCCAATCTTCCAAACGGATGCAAACAATAACCCAGTAAACGGTGGGGAACTTAATGAGTATGGTCTACAAGCGGCTTACTCATATTTAGGAGTTTCAAACAGAGCGTTTGTTGTAAGAGCAGATGTCGATCTAGGAGAACTAGAGCCAAGCGCAAGTGCGCCAGCGGCAGCTCCGGCAAACGGAACTTATTGGTTTGATACCGCCCTAACAAAATACGGAGTGTTCGAATGGAACGCAAATGCTGTGACTGTTACTGGTGGACAGTCATTTACAAACAAGATTCCATTAGTAATTACTTCTAACACTAATTTAGTTGGCGGGTCTAATACAGGACTTCCAAAAGCTAGTGTCGGACAAGTAGGTGATTATGCAGTAGTAACAACAACTACTACCAATAAAGTATACTACAAAAATAGTGCAGGCACATGGGTTAAAGTAGGAACAGCAGATTGGGTTAAAAGTCATCCAACAATTAAAGGAACAGCAACTAACCCAACACTAGTAAGTGCTGAAACTATTGTTATTAACGGCACAACTACTGCTGTTACAGGCACAACTGTTACACAAATGGCAGCTGATATTAATGCTAAAGGCATTACTGGCGTAACAGCCGCAGTTGTTGATAGTAAGCTATACATTTACAGTGATGGTAGTTCTATTACTGACGGTGGAAGTGATGTTGACGGAGCAATCGAAATTGCTGCCGGCGCATCAGGAACACTACTAGCAGATTTAGGATTAACAGCAGGTACTTATTATGCGCCGCAACTAATTATTGCACCACATACCAATGTTCCAGGATTTAAGTCAGGCGACACACAGCCAAGACCAACTGGTTCAGTTTGGTTTAAAACAACTGAAGCCAACTTAGGCGCACAAATGAAAGTCAAAGTTTATAACTCAACAACTAAACTTTGGGCAGACAAGCCGGCTCCTGTGTATAATACACACCAAGAAGCACTTTATAATTTGGATAAAACAGGCGGCGGCATTAACTTAGCATTAGGTACAGTTTATGTTCAAGCACATACATCAGAAGCAGAAAATGAAGAATTAGATTTTACAATTTTTGCTAGATCTACATCGGGCGCAACAACAATTGTTTCAAGTCCTGTTACTGCAAGTAGTCTTACAGCAGGAACATACGGATTTACAATGGCAGAAAGTGATCCAAACAAAGCGGCTATCCAAGGTGGCAAAGCAATTAGTATTACTGTTGCAGGCGCACTTACTGATGCAGACGAAATTGCTGGGGCAATTAACTCAGCAGGCTTTGAAAACATTGTAGCAAGTGTCGACGCAAGTAACAGAGTTGTTATTACACATAACGACGGCGGTGAAATCCGCATTGCTGATACAGATAGCGCCTTAGGTGATATCGGATTTGCGGCTTATAACTACTCAACTAAAGCAGGAACAGCAAACTTATATGCGGCACCTGCAGGCGATGCAACTTATGACTTCCATGCTTCAAATTGGAGAATCTTAACACAAACTGCTGGTCCAGATGCACCAACAGCATTGACAACTGATGGAGCATTGTGGTACAACAGTATTGTTGACGAAGTTGATATTATGATACACGATGGCACTACATGGAAAGGCTATCAGAATGTATATCCTAGTGCCGATCCAGAAGGACCAATTGTAAGTGCTACAGAGCCTACACAACAATTCGGCGGCGGCAATCTAGTAACTGGCGATCTTTGGATTAGTACAGCAGACTTAGAAAACTATCCACAAGTTCACAAGTACAATGCAGATTTACAAAAATGGATTGCACTAGACGAAGGTGATCAAACTACTGAAGATGGTATTTTGTTTGCTGATGCACGTTACGGTACAAGTGGCGGTACAACTACAGAAGCACCAAGCGGAACTATTCCAGAGCTTCTAGTTAGTAATTACTTAGATACTGATGCTCCAGATCCAGCACTATATCCAAAAGGTATGTTGCTATGGAACCTACGCAGAAGTGGATTTAACGTTAAGAAATTTGTACGCAACTATGTAGATACTACTGCTAAAAACGTTCGCCAAGGCGATGTGAGTATGGCACTTTACTATCCACATCGTTGGGTAACTGAATCAGCTAACCAGCCAAACGGCGCAGGTAGCTTTGGACGTAAAGCACAGCGTAAAGTTGTAATACAAGCACTACAGGCAATGGTTAACAGTAACCAAGATATCCGTGATGATGAATCAAGACTATTCAATGTTATGGCAACACCAGGATATCCAGAGCTAATCGGAGAAATGGTAAGTCTAAACTACGATAGAGGTTTAACAGCATTTATTGTTGGTGATAGTCCAATGAGACTAGCAAGTGATGCAACTACACTTAACGATTGGGGTAACAACGTTGCTCTTGCAGTTGAAGATAATGATGACGGCGCAGTAAGCAGAGATGAATATCTAGGTATGTTCTACCCGAGCTTGTTTACAAGTGATAATGCTGGTAACAACATTATTGTTCCACCAAGTCACGGTATTATTAGAACACTTGCACTAAGTGATCAAGTTAGCTATCCATGGTTTGCACCAGCAGGTACAAGACGTGGTGGTATTACTAACGCAACAGCCGCAGGATATATTGATGCAGAAGGCGAATTTAAGTCAATCGCGCTAAACGAAGGTCAACGTGATACACTATATTCACTCAATATCAACCCAATTACATTCTTAACTGGTGCAGGACTTGTTAACTACGGTCAGAAGACTCGTGCAAGAAATGCAAGTGCATTGGATAGAATTAACGTAGCACGTTTGGTAATTTACTTACGTTCACAACTTAAGAAACTTGCTAAGCCATACATTTTTGAGCCTAACGATAAAATCACACGTGATGAGATCAAGGCACAAGTAGATAGCTTGATGCTAGAGTTAGTATCACAAAGAGCATTGTATGACTTCCTAGTTGTCTGTGACGAATCTAACAATACTCCAAGTAGAATTGATAGAAATGAGTTATACGTAGACATTGCTATTGAGCCAGTAAAAGCAGTTGAGTTCATTTACATTCCGTTGAGACTGAAAAACACTGGTGAAATTTCAGGACTATAAACGGATAAATAAAAGTAACAGGAGCATATAATGGCAATATCAACACTTTCAAAATTAACAGTACCATTAGATAGTAACGCAAGTGCATCTAATCAGGGATTGTTGATGCCCAAATTACAATATCGTTTTAGAGTATCACTAGAAAACTTTGGGGTATCAAGTCCGTCAACAGAGCTAACAAAACAAGTTATGGACGTAACAAGACCAAACGTTAGTTTTGAGCAAATGACTGTTGACATTTACAACTCAAAAGTATTTTTAGCTGGTAAGCATACTTGGGAACCAATTACACTTAACTTACGCGAAGATGTATCCAACAACGTTCAAAAACTTGTTGGTGAACAGCTACAAAAGCAGTTCGACTTTTTCGAGCAGTCAAGTGCGGCAAGTGGTGCAGACTATAAGTTTGTTACTAGAATTGAAATCCTAGATGGTGGTAACGGAGCGAATGCGGCAAGCGTATTAGAAACATTTGAATTATACGGATGTTATCTAGAAAGCGCAAACTACAATAGCTTAAACTATGCAACATCAGAAGTTGTTACTGTTGCACTATCCATTAGATACGATAATGCAATCCAGTCACCACAAGGTACTGGTATCGGCACAGCAATTGGACGTACAATTAACACTGCTATCACAGGTGGCGGCGCCAGTTAGTTTTAAAAAAATAATAAAATTAGGGGCTTTATTGCCCCTTTTTTTATGATCGAATTATCTACACACTTAATTAAAAAGGCTAAATATTTGTATGAGTTTCTTAAACGGTTTTTTAGATAACGTAGCGTCGGGTGCATTAAATCCTAAAGGTAATCTTGCGGATTTTGCTCACGCCGCTAGAACATTTGTTGATGACAATCACAGACTTGCACCAAAAGTTAAATTCCTTTACCATGTATCGTTCAGTATTAATCCTCAAGCCGCATCGATTATACCGCAATTTGAGCAACGACACAAAGATGAAATTTCTTTACTAGTAAAAACAGCACAATTACCTAGCTTTAATATTCAAACAGATGTAAAACATCAATACAATAGAAAAAAGGTAATTCAGAAAAGAATTGATTATACACCAGTAACTTTAACTTTTCATGATGATAATATTGGTATTACTACAGCAATGTGGGAAGCATATTATAGATATTATTACAGAGACGGTAACTATGCAAAAGTTGGACCAGCTGGCGGAGTTGAGCCGCTGAATAGACATTACGAAAACAGCTCGTTGTTTAATGATAAACAATATCGTTACGGCTTTGATAATGACAGTATTTCACCGTTTTTTAATCATATTACAATTTATCAAATGTCAAGAAAACGTTATACTGCATTTACACTAGTAAATCCATTGATCGCTAGTTGGACACACGATACAATGGATTATAGCGATCAAGGAACTGGCGTAGAAAACTCTATGCAAATTGAATACGAAACAGTTCATTACAGTAGAGGTCCAGTTAAAAACGGACAACCTGCAGGGTTTGCTGTTAATCATTACGATAAAATGCCAAGTCCTAATAGTTTATCAGGCGGCGGTGCCGCTAGTTTATTAGGAGTAGGTGGTGTACTTGCCGGAGGAATGGGAGTTCTTGATGATATTACTGGCGGAAATGTTAGTTTCGGAACAGTGCTAAGAGCGGCAAATTCAATCGGAAATGCAAAATCGTTAAATTCAAAAGGTATTGGACAAGAATTACTAGGCAGTGCTGTTGGCGCTCTTGGACGTAGTCAAGGAATTGACGTAAGTGGAGTAGCGGGAGTTGCTTTTCCAAGTGGAGGCGGAGGAGGCAACTTAGCAACATTAGCAACCGCTGCCGCATTAAGTTTAGGAGCAAAGGCAATAAGTAGTAATAATCCATCAGGCGGAATACTTTCTGCTTTTGCAAATAAAACTCGATTGCCTAATGCTAAGGCCGGACCAGGAGACGAATACGATGAGTAATACCGGATCAATTAGAGGAAATTTACCTCCTAAGAATATTACTGATAGTGCAGATAATACTAAAAAGTACTTTAATACATACTATGCTAAACAGCTATCATACCCTGCAAACGAAGTAGATGCGGTAATTGGGTTCTTAGAACAAAAAGGATTTGATCCTGCCGCGGCAGCGTCAACTGGTGCAATACTACTTCAACAAGCAAAACTTGATAACATCAAAGTGTTTGAATTATTAGATACATTATCTGGTTTTAATAAGCTACAGTTAAGTGCTACTGTTGCTCAAGTATTAAACTTCAATAGAGAAAAAACAAGCTCTATTGGTTTTAAAACTGATAATCAATATAATTATCTAGAAGCTAGAAACATCTTAGGTTAGTTATGGCTAAGTTTGCTCAAGGCAAATATACTCTTAAAAATCCTGAAAAATATGTAGGGGGTAAAACACCGACGTATAGAAGTGGTTGGGAATTTGCTTTTATGAAATTCTGCGACGAAAATCCTAGTATACAACGCTGGGCAAGTGAAGCAATAAAAATACCCTACAAAAATCCGTTTACAGGTAAAGCAACAATATACGTTCCAGATTTCTTCATACAATATAAAACTAAAAGCGGAAAAAATATGGTTGAACTTATTGAAGTTAAACCTGATAATCAAACTATGATGGAAAAGGCAGGAAATAGCAAACATAATCAAGCACATGCAATATTAAATATGGCTAAATGGGAAGCCGCAAGAGCATATTGTAAATCAAAAGGAATAACGTTTAGGGTTATTACAGAAAAAGATATGTTCCATCAAGGAAAACGATAAATAATAGTAGCAGTTAATGTGAGTATATAATGACCAAAAAATTAGAAGAACTTCTTGACTTACCTGATAGTAAAGAACTTATCAAGGAAGAACAAAAGAAAGAAAAAAAAGAAGTAGTAGAGCAACAAAACAATACAATGCGAGACATTGCTGAGTTTGATAAAATTGCTTCTGCGCTTCCAGCTGTAAAAGGCCTCGGCGAAATGGCTGATAAAGAGCTTAATGAAATTGCTGACAAAGCAATGGAAGCATACGATGATCTAATGGATCTAGGTATGAATGTAGAATCACGTTATGCTAGTAGAGTATTTGAAGTTGCCGGCGGAATGCTTAAAACATCATTAGATGCTAAAGTTGCTAAGTTAGATAAGAAGTTAAAAATGATTGACTTGCAACTTAAAAAAGAAAAAATGGACAAAGATGGTAAAGATAGTGACGGCGACATTGTAAACGGCGAAGGCTATATTGTAACAGATCGCAATAGTCTATTAGCAAAGTTAAAAGATTTAGATAAATAATTTATAAGGACGGAAAACATGTTTGAAAAATATCTAGCAGAAGCAAAAAAGATTTACGAATTTAGCGTTGGAGTTGCAGGTGAACTGCCCGACGGTTTTGCCGATTCAATTGAAACAGCGTTAAAGCGTTACAGTGTAGCGTCAATGAGTACAGGTAAGAAAACACCGATTCAAGAACGTCCGCTAGATTTTCCACAGTTATCCAATTGTGAAGTTACATATTACGAAGTTGCACTAAACTATCCAACTACACCTCAAGTATTGCAAGAATATATCCCGATGTGTTGCGGCATTGATAGAGCCAATGTAATTGTACGTAATGTAAATGATCCGATTGAAGGCTATCAAGAAGCTGGTGACGACAGCCCATATGTTTCTAAACTAGAAACACTAGAAATGGAACAAGCTGATCCTAAAGCACAAGATACTGTCGGAACAAACCGAGTAATGGACTTACTTAAAGAGCT